GGTAAGCAATGGAGAAGTTGGGAACAAAATAGTGTTGCACCTTGGGGTGGGTTAGGAATTAATCATATAGACCAAATCGCAAACCTAATCCGTGACCTTAAAACAAACCCAGACTCAAGACGACTAATGGTTACTGCTTGGAATCCTGGAGAATTGGATTCGATGACACTTCCACCATGTCATTATGGATTTCAAGTTTATACAAGAGAGTTGAGTTTGGAAGAAAGATTAGAATTATGGTATCAAAAAAATCAAAGTGAGACCGGTAAACGAGGAATTTGGGAGATTGATTATATAGAAAAATATGAAGGACATAAGAAATTAAATACATATAACATTCCTAAACGAGCAATCTCCCTAATGTGGAATCAACGTTCAGTAGATGTGCCATTAGGTCTTCCTTTCAACGTTGCATCATATGGTCTGCTACTTGAAATACTAGCTAAAATGACTAATATGGTTGCTGATGAATTGATTGGTAACTTAGGAGACTGTCATATCTATGAAAATCAATTAGCGGGTTGTAGAGAACAGATACCAAGAGAGCCATATGCATTGCCTAAACTATATATTAATGATGAATTTTGGGCTACGTCAGATGATGTGGTTGAATATTCTTTAAGTACAGAGATTCTGTCAATGCTTATAGAAGACTTTCAAATTGAAGATTATCAATCACACCCATCAATAAAAATGCCTTTATCAAATTAACTATGAGACGATTTTTTAAATATTTAGCATTTCTTGAACAAGAAAAAATTAAGGCAATGATCTTTACTGGAAAAGGTTGGAGTTAAGATTTTTTCAATATTTATTATAGTAAAACAAAATTAAATTTCAATGGCAAATTTCGCAGGACAATCCATAAGTGAATCATATCAAAGAGTACTCCAAGTAGATGGAGGCGAAATCCAAGACGGATCTGGAAACCGAGTAGACGGTACTATAAAAAGTTTAGTAGTCCAAAATGCTTTATCAGCGGCAACAGTAAATGAATTAAAAATTGGACTTGGAAATGGAGGTATAGATGGTAACCTTGCTGTAGGTAAAAATACTTTAGCATCTAATACAACAGGAACTGGTAATATTGCTTTAGGTAATGGTGCTTTGCGTTATAATACAATAGGAAACTCCAACGTTGCTATAGGATTAATAGCTTTACGCCAAAACACAACAGGAACTAACAATATTGCTATAGGTGAAACATCTTTAATTAACAATACAGAAGGATTTAACAACGTTGCTTTAGGTCAAAATTCATTGCAATCAAATACAACAGGAATTCGAAATGTTGCTATAGGTTCAAATGTTTTACAACAAAATACAATAGGAAATGCAAATATTGCTATAGGTGAAACTATTCTAACTAGTAATACAGAAGGAAATTTTAATATTGCTCTAGGTTCACAAACTTTACGTAATAACTCAATAGGAGCTCAAAATATTGCTTTAGGTGCACAGGCTTTATATTCCAATTCAACAGGAAATGGCAATATTGCTCAAGGTAGAAATGCTTTATATTATAACACAACAGGAAATTACAACGTTGCTTTAGGGTATAGTGCCTTAAATAAAAATACATATGGAGAAGGAAATATTGCTATAGGCCAAGGTGCTTTACTCTCAAATACAATAGGGTACAACAACGTTGCTATAGGTAGCAATACTTTAACAAGCAATATATCAGGACAAAATAACATTGCCATAGGCTTAGGAGCTATGCAAGCTAAAGATCCAGCAAATGAGGGAAATGATAATATTGCTTTAGGAGGTAGTACTTTAGCTGCAAATACAACAGGAGATAAAAATATTGCTTTAGGACCAAGCGCTTTAAAACAAAACACAATAGGCTCACAAAATATTGCTTTAGGTTATAATTCTTTATCTGAAAATACAGAAGGAAATAATAACATTGCTTTAGGTTATAAAGCATTAACAAGTAATACAATAGGCCAACAAAATATTGCTTTAGGTTTATATGCTTTGCAACAAAATACAGAAGGATCTGGTAATGTTGCTTTAGGATATCGTGCTTTACGCCAAAACAATACAGGAGTTAATAACATTGCTTTAGGGTATAGTGCCTTACGAGATAATTCAGCAGGAAATCAAAACATTGCTCTAGGACAAAATGCTTTATGTTATAGTACAACAGGAAACAATAACGTTGCTTTAGGTTACAATGCATTACTTATCAATACAGAAGGAAACAATAACGTTGCGTTAGGCTACAATGCTTTATCACAAAACACAACAGGCTTATTTAACACAGGTTTAGGAGTTAACGTCCAATCAAATAATTTCTCTGGCTCAATTATTTTAGGTGCAGGAGCTACATCAACAGATAATGGACAATTATCTTTAGGTTCCCCAACTTACCCAATTGGCCCAGTTGTAAACGAAACAGTAATTTCAACTCAAACATTAGAAATAAATTTAAACGGAAGTTTGTACAAAGTATTATTACGCAAAGTTTAATATAAAATAAAATTTATGGTAAAAAAGGTTTTTTTCAACGCCTCGCTCCCACGAGCAGGCTCAACGTTATTACAAAATGTGTTAATGCAAAATCCGGAAATTTATTCAACACCAACCTCTGGTGTAGTTGAATTTCTATTAACAGCACGTTCAATTTATTCAACCGGAGATGCTTTCAAAGCACAAAATCCAAAAGAAATGGAAAAAGCATTCCATGGTTTTTGTAGAGCCGGTTTATATGGATATTTCGATGCCTTAACAGATCGCCCTTACGTTATAGATAAAAGTAGAGCATGGACGGGTAACTTCCGTTTCGCTAACTTCATTGAACCAGGAGCAAAAGCTATAGTAATGGTTCGAGATTTGAGAGGCATATTTGCCTCCATGGAAAAAAACTACAGAAAAAACCCACATAAAGATCCACAAATTGTAAATGGAGCTCAACTCCAAAACATGACTACGGATACTCGTATGCAACATTTTTCTGTTGCACCTCCAATTGGACCTGCTCTAGAATGGTTAAAAGATTCAATTCAACAAGGATACGATAGTCATTTCCTATTTATCCGATTTGAAGACTTTACAACAAATCCCGAGGCAGAAATGCAACGGATATACAATTACCTAGAAATTCCATATTTCAAACATGACTTTGAAAATGTAGAACAATTAACACACGAAAATGATGTTATACATGGAATATTTGGAGATCACGAAATACACCCTACAATTAAACCAGTAGCGCAAGATTATACTAGTATATTAGGTTTTCAAAATTGCGATAATATTAAACAACATTACAAATGGTTTTTCGACAAATTTAATTATGTTGTATAAATTAAGATATAGGTTATTAAAATACGTTTTACAAACTTTTAGATAATGGAATTTTTAAATTCACACCCAATTAAAAAATCTGATTTAGGTTTTCATGGTAATCTATTTGGAGGCAAATTACTAGCCTGGATAGATGCTTCAGCAGCAGGATATGCAATGCAATTATGTGATACACCTCGAATGGTAACAGTATCAATTGATAAATGTAACTTTGAAAAACCAGCACGTGAAGGCCAATTAATAAAAATTTATGGCTATCCTCAATCAATTGGAAATAGTTCAATTAATTTATACATGGAGGCTAGAGCCCACAATGTTTACACAGGTAATCAAGTTGTAGTTTTAAAGACCCATATTAAATTTGTTCAAATTGATGAAGGAGGTCATCCCATCCCACTAGGTGAAAAAGCAAAAAGCAGAGTAAGAAACCTTTTAGTGGAAAAAGAAAAAGGAGAGGTTGGAAAATAGTTTTTTCTTTTGTATATTAAAGTATTAAAAATAAAAGTTATGACTACAAGAAAAAAAATTAAAAGCAAATTATTGTCACTTTTACGTGAATTAGGTTTTGTTAAAAAACCTTACAGACATAAAAGAGGTATTCGAGTATCCCGATCAGTTCAACCTGATGGAACAATAACTGAATACAAATCCCCATTAAGAGAAATTCCAGAAAATAAACAAGATTTAGAAGCTGCAATTCACGTATTTAACGAAATTAAAAAATCTGCAAGTAATGAAGAAAGTAATTTGTGTAAATGATAAAAAATTACCCGAAGGTGGTAATTTAGTAGAAGGGAAGGAATATGAAGTTGAAGATGAATTTATCAATAACTTTGATCAACGTGTTTACATTATAGCAGGTATAAACAATTATGGTATGACCAAAATGGGATTACGTTGGCATGGTTATAGTGCAGATCGTTTTGCAAGTGCAGATGGTGTGTATGAAGAAGCAACAGAATATAATTACGCATTAAATTAATATGAAAAAAGTAAAAGTATCACACGAAGTACCGTTTTGCCTACTTGAAAAAAGTAGAGAATTCAACGATTACGATTATTGTTTACCCCATTTAATGGACGAAAACGAAGAATATCGCAATTTCTTCTACGAGTCAAAGAAAATGGGACGATATATTGTAATGGACAATTCACTCCATGAACTAGGTGAAGCATACAACACAGAGCGTTTACTATATTGGGTAAACGAAATCAAACCAAATGAATTCATAGTACCAGATGTATGGGAAGACCATACAGCTTCAGTTGTAAATGCAAGACATTGGTCTAAAGTTGAATTACCTAAAGAAGTATTAAAGGTAGCAGTAGTTCAAGCAAAGGATTTACATGAAGCTACTTTATGTACTCAAACATATAAAGATTTAGGATACAAGAAAATAGCATATTCATATGGTGCTTCATATTATAATGACTTGTGTCCACACCCAAACAAGGATTTGGGTAAAGCAATTGGTAGATTTATAGCTATATCTACTTTATATAAAAATAAAACATTATCTGATTTTGATCGCGTACACTTACTTGGAACTGCTTCTCCTATTGAATTTGGAATGTATAGCAACTTTAAATTTATTGAATCAATTGATACCTCTAACCCAATTATGGCGGCAATTGGTGAAATGCCTTATACAAGAATGGGATTATATAAAAAACCAACAGCAAATATGAACAAATATCAAGATGTAAGCATTGATTTTATCAATGAAGATCTTGTAGAATTTAATGTTGAAATGTTTAGAACAATAAATAATTTATAATATGGAATATCTATCACTTTACGATTACCTAAGAAAACCAGCAGGTGAACAATTAGGAAAAGAAGTAGCTATAACAGCTATTCAAAACAAAATCCCGATTCAAACTAGAGAAGTTACAAACCCAAAATATACAGGTACAGTAAATTTGTACCCTAAGGATTTTTTGGATTTCTATTTTAGAAAACCCGAATCTATCCATATGGAAGATCTACCAGGGCAAATCAATTACGATATTGATGACGATTTACCTTTTTAAATATGGATTCAAAAACATTTGAAGAATACCGTGAAATTTGGAAAGCAGAATGGTATAATCATTGGAGGCTCTTGGATATTGACTTTGAAGTTTATATGTTAATGGGAGGCCTAACCAAAGAAGAATTTGATAAATTAAATAATGAAGAACATGGCGAAGAATTATCCCAAAAATAGTAACGCAAACGATAAAGAATGGCATGATCTGGTTTTAAAATTACTAAAACCAATGGTCCGCTTGCGTTTATCAAATGAAGACGAAGAAACAATCAGAAAAATAGCAAATAAATTATGAAACACGTTGTAATATCCCTATCTGGAGTTATATTAAATTAAAAGAAGATGGAACAAAAAGATTTTTATGCAAAAACTGATGAATGTATTTCTCGTTTTAAAAATGGAAAAGAGAGATATAGGAACTCACCAACATTTAATAAAGTAGTTCAAATGCTTGTTAGAGATGTAGACCCATATGATATTATAGACCAATTGTGTCAATCACTTGATGACCAATCTAGAGCATTTGAGCAATATATTATTAGAGATACAAGACCTTTAACTTCAATTTCATCATATTAAAATTTATAATTTATGACTTTAACAGGAGGATATAATATGTATAACCGACAGATAAATACATAACTATGCCTTCAAAAGAGTACATGAAAGAATATAGGAGAAAAAAAAATCCTAAAATTAAAGAAAAAGAAGAACTTGCTCAACAAGGAAAAAAACGTTGTACAAAATGTTCTGCTATTAAACCATTTGGTTCATTTGTTCCGCAAAAAGCAGGATATATGGGAGTGAAAGCTCAATGTAGAGAATGTGACACGGAATATGATAAACAGTTCCAATTTAAAAATAATACTAGAGCTGAACGAGATAAAACAGACAAAGCTAAACAATACAGAAAAAAATATGTAGCTGAAAATTTAGATTGGTGGAGAAAGTACGAAAGAGAATATAGATACAATCGTAGAAGAGAGGATATGTTCTTTAAAATAAAGGGAAACTTATCTGGAAGATTATCAGATCTGATCAATAAAAGAAATTTATCTACTAATACTCTTGAACTTATAGGATGTGATCGAGAAACTTTTTTATCCCATATTGAAAAACAATTCACCGAAGGAATGACATGGGAAAACTATGGTTTGAAAGGATGGCATGTAGATCATATTCTTCCACTATCTTCATTTGATTTGGCTGTAGAGGATGAAGTAAAAAAAGCATGTCATTATACAAATCTCCAACCACTTTGGTGGCAAGATAACTTGGAAAAGGGTAATAAAATTAGTATATTATAATAAAGGTTTGAAGTTCCATAACCTACAAATACCGGAACAAAGTTTTAATTTAAAAATATGACAAAACAAAAAGACCATGTAGTACTTTCCTTGAGTGGAGGACTAGACTCAAGCACACTTTTACTTAGATGCCTTTCAGAGTACAAAAGTGTCACTGCAATTTCATTTGATTATGGACAAAAGCATCGAATTGAGCTTGAACGTGCTGAATCGTTGGTAGATTACATTAATAGTATTGCTCTACAACAAGTAGGTTTAGATGCTTTAAAACATGGAGAACATAGAACTTCCCTAGAACCTATCCGTTACCGCCAAATCAAATTAGATGGGTTATCTTCTTTACTTAACTCTGCACTTGTAACAGGTGGAGAAGATGTACCTGAAGGACACTATGCTGAAGAAAATATGAAAGCAACAGTTGTTCCAAACCGAAACAAAATATTTGCCTCTATCGTTCAAGCAATTGCACTTTCAATTGCAGATAAAACAGGTGAGCAATGTGACATAGCAATGGGAATACATGCAGGTGATCATGCAATTTATCCAGATTGTAGACAAGAATTTAGAGATGCAGATGATCATGCCTTTAGAATTGGTAATTGGGGATCTGAAAAAGTAGGTTACTTTACACCTTACCTTGAAGGAGATAAATTTACTATTTTACAAGATGGAGAAAAATTATGTGAAGAACTAGGTTTAGATTTTAATGAAGTATACAAGCGTACAAACACTTCATATAAACCTATCTACCTAAATTTAGCATTTGTAAACAATGAAGATGAAATAGTTGATTGTTCCGATTGGTTCTCTGACTATAAATCAGCATCATCAGTTGAGCGAGTAGAGGCGTTTATTAAATTAGGACGTAAAGATCCTGTTGGATATGCTGATGAAACTGGTCCTGTAAGTTGGGAACATGTAGTAAATGAAGTAACAAAAGTATTAGAAACACACAACCAATAAAAATGGGAAGATATATATCAACAAAACTATTTGAAAACTATTCAGTAGCACTTAGACAATGGAGAGCATCTCACTCACACTGTGAGTTATTACACGGGTATGCTCTAAAATTTAAAGTATGGTTCGCATCAAACGAACCATTAGAGGAAAACCAACTAGACGATATGAACTGGATTGTTGATTATGGTGGTTTCAAACCTGCACCTAAAGGAAATGGTTTAAAAGATTGGATGAACTATATGTGGGATCATACTCTATTAATTGAAAAAGACGATCCATATTTAGATTTCTTTGAATCTGCAGCAATGGAAGGTTTATGTGCATTACGTGTTATGGATAAAATGGGAGCTGAATCATGTGCAAAACTTGTATACGATAAATTCAATGAAGTATTATCCAAAACAGATGGTGGAAGATGCAAATGTATTAAAGTAGAATGTTTTGAAAACGACAACAACAGTTCAATATATGAAGAATAAAAAGAAAAAAGTTATCCAACCTTCACCCCCAATTCAAATAGGTCCTTTTAGTCCTAGGATAGCAAAAATATTTCAAGACGAACTTAACAAAGAAAAAAATAGAAAATGAGTAAAAGAGTTTACAAAACGTGGGAAGACATATACCCACTAACTTTAATCACCATGAGATATGGTGGAAAATATGTAGCATTTAATACCGAAGAAGATTCAGGATTTGTCCAAAACGTAAATAGAGAAGAAGTAAGTTACGAACTTGAAGCTTGGTTGGATAGGAATGTTGATCCTTGTCCTTATGGTGTTGGTGCCACAATAATGGATGCGATGAATAATCTATTAGAAAAATTAAATAATAATGGATAAAGAAAAATACAACCAGATTATTGATGAGGTGTATAAGAATTATGTTCTTAAAAAAGGTAGTGAAATTAGTGAATATGGTGTTAGACCCATACTTTTATTAAAAGAAGACTTTATCAACAAATGTAAAACAGATCCGGAGTTTTCTGAAAAGTGGGGATTAAAGATTGAGGAACGAGAGTTGAGTGATGTAGAAAGAGTAAAGATGTATGTACAAAAAACAAACACAGACACTTCCTTCTTCCCTGTACTTAGAGAGAATTTAGATGTTCAAAATATCGCAACCAAACTAATCACAATAACATACAACAACGAAACAGTAGAAATATATGAGTAAACACAGTATACAGAATGACCCAGAAATCCAACAATGGATAGAAAATGAAAGGATTGACTATCTTATAAAATCGGAAGCAATAGATTTTGCTAAGTTTATCACAAATGATACCACATTCAATGACTTTGTTTTTATGTCTAAAGAAATTCAAGAAGAAATATATCAACAATTTAAAAGGGAAAATAGAAAGTTATGAATAATTATTATACAGTTACAACTACATTTGGTGGTATTAAAGTAATTTATGAAATAGTAAAATAGATGCGACTTTAACATATTTTTACCATATGTATAATCATGGATCGCACTAAAATATATTATCTGCATTATGGAGACAACATACCAATTTATGTAGGAAAGACCGTGAAGGTTAAAAATAGAATAGGAGCCCATAGAACTAGATTTGGTCAAAATGTAATTTTAGAAGTTATAGATGATATATTAACATCTGAATGGAAATTTTGGGAAAGTTACTGGATAGAACAATTTAAACAATGGGGTTTTAAACTAGAAAATAAAAACAATGGTGGGGGTGGAATGACTTATTTTATTTCTTCCCCTGAACGTGGATTAAAGATTGGTATGGCTAATAAAGGAAAGACAAAATCACATAAAGGAAAATCATTTACTGAAGAACACAAACAGAAAATCAAAGCAACCCGAGATTTCCTTAAATTTAGACAAAATACTTGGCAGTTACTCCCAGTAGCCCAATATGACTTAGATGGAAATTTTATAAGATACTTTGATTCCCAAAGAGAAGCTACTATATTTATGGGAGCTAAAGGAGATGGTGTTGGAATGTGTTGTAGAGGAAAACAAAAAACAGCATATGGTTATGTATGGAAATTTAAAAATTAAAAAACAAACAAAAATATGAAAAAGATATTATACTTTTCAAGTACGTGGTGTAATCCATGCAGATCATTCCGCCCTATAATGGAACAAGTAAGCCGTGAAATTCCGGTTGAATTTATTGATATAGATGCGAATCCTCAATTAGTTGCTGAATATGGTATTAGAAGCGTACCTACCATTGTAGTATTAAATAATGGACAAGTTGCCTCTAAACAAGCAGGAGTTTTAACAGAATCACAGATAAAAAGTTTATGGAGTCAAAATTAGGAAGAATAGAAGACTATAACAAAGTTTTACCAATTGTAGAGTTATATCGATGTGTACAATCAGAAGGTAGTAGATTTGGAAGACCAACTATAGCAGTTAGAACAACTGGATGTACTCATAGATGTTACTTTGGTGAAGGTGGATGGTGCGACAGCTGGTATACTTCAATCCACCCAGAAAAAGGTACATTTACATTTAATGATATTATTAAAATATATGATGAAAATCCTCATATTAAAGAAATGATGCTTACCGGTGGAAGTCCTTCGATGCACCCTAAATTAGTAAACGAATTAACACATTTTGCTCATGAAAGAGGAATACTCATTACTATCGAAACTGAAGGATCCCATTTTTTGGAAACAGATTTTCCATTGGGTCTTATTTCTCTCAGCCCTAAGTTCAATAACAGTGTTCCTGTGGTGGGGGTTACTACACCTCTTGGGAATATTGTAGATCAAAAAATGGTTGACCAACACAATAAATTTAGACTTAAATTACATACAATTCGCCAAACATTAGATTACCACACTGACTACCATTACAAACCAGTTTGGGATGGTACCGAAGAAAATCTAGAGGAAATTGAAGCATTTCGAGTAGAATTATTTATCCCAAAAGACAAAACATACATCATGCCCGCTGGTGATACAAGAGAGGAATTAATTAAAATGTATCCACTTGTATTTGATATGTGTGCTGAAAAAGGATACAATAT